CGCGATATGTTTTGTTAGATACCACGTTGATAGGTAAAGATGATAAGGCCGCGCCAGATACCCACGGCTTAACCCAATCAGTCCCATTAGTTTCCATAAGGTCTGCAATCTTGTTAGCAATTGCAGTCATTGTTTCGGTTTGCTTGCTCATTAGATTATTCTCCAGTTGTGTCAGTAAAAAAGTAATAGTCGGCACCGTAGTTATAAAACACGCCAACACCGTCAATAGTCTCTATTGGGTAGCTATGGTGTATCTCTTGCTCGGTAGTCTCAACTTCACACCAAACCATGCCACGGGCATAGTCTAGGGCTTCTTCTTGTGTAGCATTTTCTAAAATTGCATCAAAAGTATTTAATACGATCATAATAATTCTCACTGTTGGTTGGTTAACTGAAAGACTCGTAAAGAGTCCTTAAGTAAAACAACTAATTTTCATTTGGTTCACATTAGTCAGGCTTCGGGCCAGCTTGCGCTGTTCAACCCTCCACTTCACCTAATGCTTATCAATGCTCGCTCAGTCTGCGAATGACGGTCTTGAGTCGCTGCTCTATCCGTCCCTAGCACCACTTGTATACCGCCAACTAGAAGCGGTCTCATCGTGCCGTTGCTGCTGGTCGGTGAGGTCTACTAATCTACAGAAAACGACAGGCAATGTCAAGGCCAATGTGAGCTATGATTAGGAGTGGTCTATGTAAGTCATTGATTTCTAAGGGGTTCTGACGAAAACAATAGGTGGGAAAAAGAGAGGGTTTTGAGGGCTGATTATATAGCTAGATAGGTGTCTTGATAGGTGCCTGAAGACTCTGATTGAGTCCTAATGAACCCTTAAGAGCATTTAGTATCCCCTATAAATGCCTGTTAAATCAACGACTTAGCGTATCTCAGCGGTAATCCAGTGGTAACTGCCGCTTTCAAAAGGATTCTCAGGGGGTCTAGGGGGGTATCTGCCGCGCAAACTCATTAAAAAAGGGTAACATATTTTTAGTCACAAATCTTAAAGACTCTCAAAGCCTCTTAAAGACTTCCCCCCTATGTGTTACATTATCATATATGTATGTAGTAGTAGTATATCACTGGGTAAGATGAGGTTATCTATAGGGAGGCAACGAGTTCCCTTAGAAGGGTACGCTAATTGATAAACAAGGGGGGTCAGTGAAAGCCCCACAGCACTAAGGCTGTAGAGCGTTTTCAAACACCGTATTTATATCCAAGAGTCCCTAGACACCTTAACGCTTGAAGTATTCAAGTGACCTAAGAACTTATCTAGCTCTAAATCTAATAGTTCGTTGTGTCTATCCACCATTAGCTCATCGGCATCTGCTGCCATTTGCTCGACCCAATAGGCTGTAGCCATAGCTAAAGCATCTAAACGGTCATCATGGGCTAAAGCACCACGGTCTTTAGTTATCCTAGTCATCTGATAAAACAAGCTGTATCTCTGAGCTATGTCATTGGGATACTTCTGAATAGAATCGTAGTCCTTCTGAATCACCTCCTTATCGAACACTAGCTTATGTTGGTTCATCACTGGCTCAAGAGTGTCAATGATTCTTAACTCTTTCTGTTTGCTATGTCGGACTTCTTCTAAGGTCACAGGGTATGCTTTAGAAAAGTAAGGTTTGATTAGTTCACTGAACATACCATCACCAAAGTTACTCTCTACTAGCACATAGTTCACTTGGTTCTTCTTAGCGATATTGACAAGTTGTTCAAGGGTTTCCCCTGAGTATCCACCGTCTACACCACCAGCATCAGGACAGTATAAGAAACCATTGAGCATCTTAAGGACACAATAGGAAGTCTCATCACTACCACGACCACTGGGGTCTATAGCCATGACTGAACCTGAGTAATCTACCCAATCACCAGAGAGCTTAAAAGGCTCATAGAAGCGATCTCCACGCATCCCTAAGTTGGGTACATCTTTGACTTCTAGGTGGCTTAGAGTACCGTGTATCGGCTTCTCAGGAGCCTTAGATATGTCTACTGACATTACTATGAGGTCTTTAAGCTTGAGGGGGTGTCTGTCTGCATCTGACAAGCTAGTATCTAGTTGGAACTGTAAGGCATAGCCAGAGCGTCCATAAGATAACTCACGTTCTAGTAAGTCTTCCTCATCGAATCTCATGGGGTCTGTAGGTTGCCATTCTAGCTTGTCGTTAGCTGTAAGTTCAGCCATTAAGGTAGGGGCTATTCGATCACCGTACCTAGATACTTGGTGTTCCCTTGGATACCTAGAGGGCCATATACGAGTAGCGTAGCCTTTGTCCTGTAGAGCGTCATAGAGAGACTCTTCTGTCTGTGGTGTCCCAAGGTAGATAATCTTAGAGGTATCTAAAGGCTTGAGTACCGCATCGAACTCAGTCACTAGGGTTGTTAACTTCTCACGCATCTGTTGAGTCTGTGAGTTGTTAGGAACCTCAATGTCATCTGCAATGATAAGGTCTGCGCGTGAGCCTGTAAGTTGTCCTGTGATACCCACTGACTTAACACTAGGACTGTGTGAGGCCATAGCACCATTTACGTTAAATGCTATTCTGCTCCACAGTTGGTCTTTGTCAGGTATTAGGTGTGCCAGTAAAGGCATCTCCATAATGAGTCTTTGAGTAAACATAGAGAACGCATCTGCACGTTCCTTGCTTGCAGACACCACCATGATCTTTAAGTCAGGGTCTAGCATTAATCGCCACACCACATAGGCACTCGTAATGTAGGACTTACCTACACCACGGAACGCTTGGATGATGGAACGCTTACCGCTAGTCTGAAGATACTCTGCTATGTCGTACTGTACCTTAGTAGGTACGGGTAGGTTTAGTTGTTGCCACACAAGGAACAAGAAGTTCCTAAAGTCACGTAAGGGGTGTTTCTGGTCTGTCTCCATTTATATCCCTTCCTTCCTTAGTGGCTTAAAGCGTCTTGAAGATGCTCACTGTTAAACGGTAAGGCTTCTAGTAGACCGTCTAAAGGAGAACCTTGAACGGGCATAGCGTCTATGTTGTTGTCTTTGAGAAACTTAATAGCGTTACTCATATCTGCTGGTTTAGCATCACCTGATCTGATTCGATCTAGTAGTTCTGTGGCTACTGCGGTGTGTAAGGTAGATAAGGTTTGTTCTAAACTAATATCCATTTTTGCCTTTCCTCCATCCTCGATTCTTAGTCTTTGATTGGATTGATAAGTTACTAGGTGAGTTGTTAGTGGGGTTACGGTCTTTATGATCTACGTCTTTACCGTCACCTTTCTTAACTGCACCTTTCTTTATTAGTAATGATCTGGCCTTGTTGCGACCAGACCTACGCTTACGTTGTTCGGATGTGCCGTGGTACGTATCGTATTCGTGTTTGTAATCCCTAGGCTTCATTTAGTGAGTCCTTTAGACTTCTCAAAGCTTCTTAAGCCGCCAAGACCTAGAAGAGACATTACGAGTGTTGTGAGTTCTGCGGATGCTATTGCGGGGAGTTCTGCGGGAAGTGCATAGTAAGCGTTGATGAGTCCAGCAAAGGGGAGTATTAGAAACTGGTATCCAAGACCAATTGCACATACCCAACCGATTGCAGGTCGCCAGCCAGCCACGAATACTGAGGCGTGTTTAGCCCCTTCAATGTTAGCCATTGCTTGAAGTACGTGTGGTTTCTGTAGGTGTTTTTCCATCTTAAGAGTAGCGTTAGCCCTCTCTTCGTCAGAAGTAAACAGATCATCTAAGCCGTCCATAACACTCCCTGCAATCCCAACTAGGGGATTCAGAGAGGCCATATAGGTTCATTCCTTATTAGTTAAGTACCTAACCACTTGGCTAGGAAAGTAGTTCCGACACCGCCTAAACTTAGAGACAGCAGCATAGCACCAGCAAGGAAACCCTTACCTTTGACTAACTGTTTCTCTAAGTCATTAACCCTTTGGGAGAGAAGTGTGGATGTTGTATTGAGTGATTCGACTTGTGCGCCTAGAGTTTCTACAAGAGTCACTAAACGCCCTGCATCATAATCTGACATTTGGGACATTGTATTAATAACCTTTGTAGTAGATAGCGATCCCGAATAAGAGTCCCATTGCCAGTAACATACAGACACCTACATTAATAGCTAGGCCAACGTCTTTCTGAATCTTTGCGTTTCTTTTAATACGTTGATTGATTTTCTCTTGCTCCTGTTCTTTTCGTTGTCTATGCCACTCAGCCTCAAACCTAACGTAGTCACTCCAACCTTGGAGGCGACTCTTTTTTAAGTGGTACTCAAGTTCAGCCCTTTGGCGATTTAGCATTTCTTGTGCTTGGAAGCACTCTAAGGCTGAACCCTTTGAGGTAGCATCACCTGCTTTAGATTTGATTTCGTGAGTTGCGGAAAAGTAATCGGTAAGTTTCTCTCCCATATCGTAGATTGACTTGCCGTTCTTTAAGGCAACCGAGAGCGTTTTGAAAATGGCATTTGCTGCTGCGATTTCTATTAGCATAGCCAATACCTCCTAGAGTATTCTTGGGTTTCGTAAGGTTCCTTTGGGGGTTGTATAGTGAGATATTCGATGGGCTTCTCTGCCACCGTAGGTTCTATAATTAAAGCTTTCCCCTCTGGGAGAAGGGAAGTGCTTTGATGAACTAATAGAAGCCCTGTGGGGCTAGACCACATCTATATAGCGTCTAATGCGGCTATGTCTAAGGCTGCATTTGCAGCGACTTCTTTAGCATTGCCTTGGCTTCTTAACGTAGCTACAGCCGCCCACTTGGTTGCGTAGTCAGCTATATCATCTGAATCTTCATCGGCTGCAACAACAGCAGCCAGATAAGAAGCAAGATCATTGCGTTGATTAACGTCAGTGCCTACAAGAGCTACTATGTCAGCCTTAGTCTTTGCATCAATCTCTGCTATTTTTATAGCCTTTGCTTCAACTAATTCAGCAGCTAGTATTAAAGCTGCCTTTGTTGCAATGGCTGCATCACGCAGATCATCAGCATCAGATTTTAAAACTAATTCATCCTCTACTAGCTCAAAACAAAATGCAGGGTAGTCATTAAAAAATCCATCACCTACTTCACGATCAGCAGGTTCATCAGGCTGTACTAAAGAGAGGCTAGATATTTCGTTTCCATCCATAAATACATGAATCATAATCTACCTCTTATTAATCATTTCTAAGCCATCACTTCGTACAACAACTATTCGATACTCGATACCATCGGAAGTAGAAGCCGCACTGTCTGCTTGAAATTTTAGAGTGTTTCCTTTCATTAAGTCATACCCTAAAGTTCCACCTTTTTCGCTTCTTGTTGGGTTAGTTGTATATGAAGTATAATGAGGTGCATTTATATATGTGTGACCCGTTATAAACGCGGTACTGCCGTTAATGGCGTAAGACCCCTATCATAAGTAGATTGCCAATTTCCGT